AGCAGAAGAAAACCCCTACATGATGCAGGATAGGCCCGTCATTGCTTTCCAGTGGGACATTGTTCCCGGTAGGTTCTGGGGCAGGGGCATCTGCGAGAAAGCCTACAACAGCCAGAAGGCTCTCGATGCTGAACTTCGTGCGCGTCAGGATGCTCTGGCATTGACTGTACATCCAATGATCGGTATTGACTCTACCCGCATCCCTAGAGGCATGACTACTGATGTCCGTCCCGGCAAGACCATTCTGACCGTAGGTAGACCGTCTGAGATTCTAGAGCCTATCCGTCTTGGTGGTGTTGACCAGATTACCTTTGCACAGGCAGACTCTCTCCAGCGTATGCTACAGATGGCTACGGGTGCTATTGACTCTGCTGGCATCCCCGGCAGCATCAATGGCGAGGCTACGGCTGCTGGTATCAGCATGAGCCTTGGAGCGATTATTAAGCGTCACAAGCGCACCCTGATTAACTTCCAAGAATCGTTTATCATTCCTTTTGTTGAAAAGGCTGCGTGGCGTTACATGCAGTTTGATCCTGAGCATTATCCTGTTAGTGATTATAAGTTTATAACCACTTCTTCTTTGGGGATCATTGCCAGAGAGTATGAAGTTACTCAGCTTGTACAACTGCTGCAAACTATGTCTCCAGACTCTCCGTTGTATCCTATCCTTATTACTTCCATAATTGACAACATGAGCTTGGCTAATAGGGAAGAACTCAAGTCTACTCTGGCTCAGGCTTCTCAGCCGTCCCCAGAACAGCAGCAGATGCAACAAATAGCGTTTGAGGCAGACCAGAGGTTCAAAGCCAGCCAGTCAGGTGCGCTGGAAGCTCAGGCTGCTGAGTCCCAGTCAAGGGCGCAGAAGTATCAGATGGAAGCACAGTTGCTGCCGCAAGAGCTTAAAATTAAAGAAATTGACGCAGTGACCAAGAATCTCCAGCAGGGCAACACAGACGAGAGCGAGTTTACTAAGAGAATTAAACTGGCTGAAGTATTGCTTAAAGAGCGTGAGGTCGCTGCAAAGGAGCGTAAAAATGGCTAAAGATTATAGGCTAGAGAAGGCAGGTGTTGATGGATATAACAAGCCCAAACGCACCCCTAACCACCCTACAAAGAGTCATGTGGTTGTTGCCAAAGAAGGCGACCAAGTAAAGACGATCAGATTTGGGCAGCAGGGAGTCTCTGGTAGTCCTAAGAAGGAAGGCGAGTCTGAGTCGTACCGCAAACGTAGAGAGTCCTTCAAAGCCCGTCACTCCAGCAACATCAAGAAAGGCAAGATGTCAGCGGCTTATTGGGCCGATAAAGTTAAATGGTAATAATAACAACAATAAGGAGAGCTTATGCTAACCCAAGCTGAAGTAAAGAAGATTATTGACCAGATCAATGAGTCATTTAAGGAAGATCGTAAACGAATTGCTACACTGGAAGCTAAAGTAGCTGCTTTGGAAACACCAAAAACTACCAAAAAAGCACCAACTGAGGAAAAATAATGGACGGAGAGACCAGAGTTAGTATTTTTTTAACAATTATTGCCAACACAGCAGGACAGTATTCTGTTCAAGAAGTGATTGAGCTTTATACTTTTATTAAAAATGAGTACAAAGAAACCTCTCCTACTAAGTTACGCTTAGTTAAAGAAGAAACTCCACAAACACCTGTTCATTAATTTCTTGACATTTTGCCATAATTATGTTATAATATAGGAAAGAAAGTGAAAAATAAAGAATTAGAAACCTACTACAACACTTTCCTTGATCTTTTTGCTTATTCTGGCTGGAAGCAGCTTCTAGAAGAACTAGAAACAACTGTAGACCAGCTAAATGACCTTCGCAGTATCCAAGATGCTCAAGACCTTGCTTTCCGGCAAGGACAACTTGAGGCACTCTTAACCATTCTGAACTTTGAGACTTCCGTCCGTAAGGCTATTGATTCAATAGAGGAAGACGAAAATGCTCTTTGACTTTAAGTGTCCTACTGGGCATGTGTTTGAGGCTAATGTTTCCTCTGATATTCGGTCTAAAGAGTGTCCTCACTGTTCAGAAACCTCTAGTCGCACTATTTCAGTGCCTAACTTCAAGATACCTTTCGATGGGGGTTACCCCGGAGCAGCTCTTAAATGGGCAAAGTATCACGAGAAAGGCTCTAAGAAGTACGACTAATCCACCAAAGGGATACCATCAGCCTTAGATGCCCCTTTCATTCTCCATAATGTATATACACGGAGCTAATAATGGCAGAGCTTATAGATAAGCGTATGCTTGAGGGCGAGATTAAAGCCCTAGAAGAATTGGAACTTAAAGAAGAAACACAGCAGCAGGCGGCAGAGCCAGAACCTGTTGAAGAAATCCCCGACAAGTACCGAAACAAATCTTTAACTGACTTGGTTCGTATGCACCAAGAAGCAGAAAAGATGGTAGGCCGCCAGGCTAATGAGGTAGGGGAGCTTCGTAAAGTTGTCGATGACTTCATAACCAAGCAGACAGAACTTGTCTCAAGCAAGAGAGAACCCGCTGAAGAAGTTGACTTCTTTGCTGACCCAAAAACAGCAGTGAACCAGTCCATTGAGAGCCATCCAGCTTTTCAGGAATTGAGAACACTGACTGCTCAACAGCGTCAGGCTACGGCACAGGCAGAGATGCTACGTCGTCACCCCGATGCAACACAGCTTATATCAGATCAGAAGTTTCAGGAGTGGATAGAGGCTTCTAAAGTACGACAAGCATTGTTGATTAGAGCTGACAAAGAGTACGATGTAGACGCAGCCGATGAGCTGTTTTCCTTGTGGAAAGAACGTCAGAGTCTTGTAAAGCAGACAGCTTCTTCTGAACTGTCCGCAAGAAAAGACACTGTACGCAAAGCATCTATAGGAAATACATCTACCGCTGTTGAACAGGCCAGCAGGAAGAAATACAGAAGGCAAGACATTATTAACTTAATGAGGGATGATCCTGATAGATACGCTTCCCTAGCTGCTGAAATCCGACAGGCTTACGCAGAGGGCAGAGTAGTTTAGGACTCCTGATTACCGGAGATTGAAATGGCTACTTCAACTTACCCCACTATGACTGGCGCGGTCGGAATGACCGAAGCTGCAACCTTTGTCCCTGAACTTTGGTCGGACGAGATTAGAGCTGCCTACGAGAAAAATCTTGTATTGGCTCGTCTTGTAAAACGTCTGGCAATGAAAGGCAAAAAAGGTGATGTTGTTCACATCCCTGCTCCGACTCGTGGCTCAGCCTACGCCAAGAGCGAAAACACCGCAGTAACCCTTCAGAACGCTACTGAGTCTGAAGTACAGGTTGCTATTAACAAACACTATGAATACTCTCGTCTGATTGAGGATATTGTTAGTGTTCAGGCTCTGGATAGCCTGCGTAGCTTCTACACCAGCGATGCTGGCTACGCTCTTGCCAAGCAGATCGACACCGACCTGTTTGCTCTGGGCAAGTCACTGGGTAATGGCGATGGTTCCGACTGGACTCATAGCGCATCTTTCTTCCCTGATGCTTCTACTGGCCTGACTGCGTATGCTGTTGATACTGTGACCACCTCTGATGTGTTCACTGATGCTATCTTCCGCGCCTTGATCCAGCAGATGGATGATGCTGATGTGCCGATGGATAATCGTGTATTTGTTATCCCCCCGTCACTCCGCAACGCCATCATGGGCATTGACCGCTATGTATCTAGCGACTTTGTTAATGGTCGTGGTGTACAGAATGGTAAGATTGGTGAGCTGTACGGCATTGACGTATATGTTACCAGCAACTGCCCTGAAGTAGAATCAGCAGTCGATAACACTGCTGGTGACCGCTTGGTTGCTTCTATGCTGATGCACAAGGATACGCTGATCTTGGCAGAGCAGATGGGAATCCGCAGCCAGACTCAGTACAAACAGGAATATCTGGCTAACCTCTACACCGCTGATACCCTCTACGGTGTTCAGGCTTACCGCCCGGATTCTGGTTTTGTTCTGGTTGTAAACGACTAATATTTATTTAGTCTAAGCAAGAACTGCACAGTCTTAATCGGCTGTGCAGTTTTACTTTTTTAGCAAAAGAGTTCGAGAATTCTATGACAACCAAAATCATCACCAAGAACAGTTCTACTGCTTCTGCTGTTCCCTCATCAGCCAATCTTGAGCAGGGTGAATTGGCTGTCAATGTTACTGACAAACGCCTTTTTACAGAGAATGCTTCTGGCACTGTTGTAGAGTTGGGGACTAATCCGACCTCACTGACAGTTGGTAATATTACATCATCAGGCACATACACTGGTATTGTGTCATCAAGCAATGCCACTATTACTGGTGGATCTGTCAATAACACATCTATTGGTGGTACTACTCCCAGCACTATTGTAGGAACCAATATCACTGCCAACACTGGTTTTACTGGTGCTTTGACAGGCAATGTAACTGGTAACGTCACTGGCAACTTAACAGGAAACGTAACTGGAAATGTCACAGGTAATGTTACTGGTAATGTCACTGCTTCTAGTGGCACTACAACTCTTAACAATCTTATCATTAATGGTACTACTGATTTTAATGGGGCTATCCTCACTGATCTGGGGACTCCTTCAGCGTCCTCTGACGCAGCCACTAAAGGCTATGTTGATACCCAAATCACCAACTTAGTAGACGCTGCTCCTGCTGCACTAGACACACTTAATGAACTAGCTGCTGCCTTGGGCGATGATGCTAACTTTTCTACTACTATTACTAACTCTATAGCTACTAAACTTTCCCTAGCAGGCGGCACTATGACTGGTGCTATAGCTATGGGTGGTAATAATATTACTGGTCTTGGTACTCCTACACTTAGCAACGATGCTACCAGCAAGACCTATGTAGACACTCAAGACGCACTGAAGCTCTCCCTGACTGGTGGTACTATGTCAGGCAACATAGCTATGGGCAGCAACAGCGTCACAGGGCTTGCAGCTCCTTCTGCGGGTGGCGATGCAGCTAATAAAACGTATGTTGAT